CACTAATCAAGCTATAGTCGGCCCACTTGATAAATTGGCTCGTGCAATATTTTTGCCGTTTACATTTTTATTCAAAGTTTTAAGCAGTATGATTAGGAATTTTACAGCTCCTATCACGGTGGCCGTTGCTTATGTCAGCGGCCTGCTTGATCCGCTCATAGCAAAAATAGCAAGTTTGTACGCAGGCGCCAAAGATCTGTTGGGTATGGGGCCTGGCTACGCAACCGGCAGCGGTGGTGGGCGTGGCCCAGCCGTTGGCGAAGTAGAAGCTTACGAAGCACTTAATAAAAAGAAAAAGGCCAGTGCTGCTATTGATGACAAATATGTGGACTTTGTCAAGGATTTAAAAAACAGCCTGGGTGCTCGTCAAAATGAAATTGCACTATTGGCCAAGAAAGGCCAACTGTCAGAAGACGAATTTGCTTTTCAAGAAGAATTAAACAAACTGCAAGACAAGGCCAAGGCAGCTGGATTCAACACCAAAGAAGTTCAACTGTTGAATGAAAAAGTAGCTCTATTGGCCCAAGAAGAAAGTCAACTGCAAAGATTATTCAAAGAATACGAAAAATTATTAGAAAATGGTCGGGAACTGGTCATAGAAACTGCCCGAAGCAGTGATGCTCGCATAGCAATTGATGAAGATTACTATAAAAAATTATTCCTGCTGGGCGATTATTACCTCACTGGCAAGCTCGTGTCAGAAGAGCAATATCAAAGAACAAAAGCAGCACTGGAGCATCAATATAACATTGACTCAATCAGTGCAGAAATGCAAAACACTGAAAAAATGTATTCGGACAAGTTTGCATTAGACAACCGATTGTTGATGCAACAGAGTCAACGGTTTAATCTGCAATTGGAACAAGAAAAAAAATTAAGAGACTTGGTATTTGAAAATTTCAATAAAGAATTGATACTGCAAACAGAATTGTTTCAATTGGAACAAAATAATGTTCAACGCAAAATGGAAATGCAATTCACTGCGGCCAATCAAGAAATATTGCTACGCACACAGATCTATGACTTAGAAGTGAGCCAACAAGAAAAGTTGGCTGCTCTGCGTCAAAGTATGTTCCAAAAAGAATTGCAGCAACGCGGCTTCAGTTTGGAACAAAGCAAGAGTATGGCCACTGAGCGAACAAACTTTGACAAAAAGACTGAACAGGAAAAAACACAGTTTGCCATTGAGCAAGGTGCTTCAGTATTTGCCAGTTTGGGTCAACACAATAGAACTGCATTCCAAGCAGCCAAAGCATTCAATATTGCCAGCGCAATTATGAACACCTACACAGGTGCCACCAAGGCCTTGGCCACTTACCCACCACCATTCAACTTTATTGCCGCAGCCGGCGTGGTTGCTATGGGCTTGGCTCAGGTGGCCAGCATTAGAGCTCAAACTTATGCGGGTCGCGCACTGGGCGGACCAATGGTAGGCGGTCAACAGTATATCGTGGGCGAACGCGGACCAGAATTGATCACTGCACCCAGCGGTGGCAGCAATGTGGTGCCCAATAATGAATTGGGTGGCAGCACTACCATAGTGTTTCAAATACAGGCCAACGATACTCGCGGCTTTGACCAATTGTTGGCAGAACGCAAAGGTATGATTATTAATATGGTGCGTCAAGCGCAGCAAGACCGAGGCCGTATGGCCACAGTATAAGGATACAAAATGGCAGGTACATTACCCGTAACAGAGTTTGTAAAAATCACAATGACCAGTGTGCAGCCTGGACAAACCACAATCAGCGTGAGTGGTCGTAGACAGACCCGACAGTATGCCACACAGTTTTGGCAATTTGATTGTGATTACCGAGTGTTGCAAAGAAGTGATGCGGCCCGAGTCATGGCCTTTCTTGGCAGTCAACGCAACAATCTGTTGGATTTCAGCATAACACTGCCCGAGTTCAGCGACACACAGGGCACAGTGACTGCGATGTTGGCCGCCAATGTGAGCGTGAGCCCCACACTGACAGTGAGCAGCAACACTGCCATAGGCAGCAGCACTGTAGCCGTGGGCAGTGCCTGGCGCACTGCGAATTTTTCAGCTGCTGGAGTCAGTGCCAACACTGCGCTCAAAGCTGGCGATTTTGTCACTTTCAGCAATCATAACAAAATCTATCAACTGACATCTGATGTCAGCGTGAATGGCACTACTGGTGCAGCCAACCTGAGCCTGTATCCTGCACTGATTGGTGCAGTCACCACCACTACCACAGTCAACTACAATGATGTGGTGTTCAATGTGTTTTTGCGTGAAGGCAATCAAGCCTATGATTTTGGATTGGGAGACACCAGCGCAATCAGCCTAAAGCTACAGGAAAGTTTCTAATATGAAAACTCTCAGTGCAGGCGTGTTGTCAGAAATTGGCAGCACCAGTTATATCGCAGCAGAATTGGTAGAATTTGGTCTCAGCACACCCTTGTTTTTTACCACAGCACAGTTTGATGTTGTGACCAGTACTGGCACCAGTGGCGGCAGTCAAACTTATTTGGCTCAAGGTAATTTTATGAGTTTCAGCAGTTTGACTGAAACTGAAGAACTACGCATCAACAATGTCAGCGTAAATTTCAGTGGAGCCACCAGCACATTTGTCAATGTGGCCCTGGGTGACCTTTATCTGCATCGCACTATTCGCATATACAAAATTTGGTTCAACAAGACCACAATGGCCACAATTGCTGATCCGTTGTTGATCTACAATGGCACCATTACCGGAGCCAGTGTGGGTGACACTGATACTGAAAGCACTGTGAGTTTTGTCACAGCCAATCAATTCTATGACTTTGAACGCACAGCCGAAAGAAAAACCAACAATGGCAGTCAACGCAGGTTTTTTCCTGGCGACAGCGGTATGATTTACAGCACCACAGAAATAAGTGATATCCAATGGGGCCGAGTATGATTGAGCGAGCACAAAGTTATCATTTGAAAGATCTCGTCAAGCTGGCTCACGAATATTACAAACTGAGTCCTTACAAGGACATACCGTTTGACTCAGATGCTGCACTGGATTTTGGTCGCAGACAAATGGTTATGGCCACCAGTTTTTTTCCTGTTTACACTGTGGGCAACAGTGTGGAAGGATTTGCCATTGCATATATGATTCAACTGAATTTCTCCCGCAGCCTACGAGTTAATTTAGAATACATATATGTGCGCGAACAATATAGAAGTCAAGGTGCAGCAGAACAGTTGGTGCAGGCAGTTGAATCCTGGGCGCGACAAGTGGGTGCAATTGATTTGGTCACTGGTGACATAGGTATAAATCCTGAATTGATGAAGCGCTGGTACGCAGGCCAAGGCTATCAATACGAAGGCGTATGTATGACAAAAAGGTTGAATTAAATGAGCAAAGCAGTAGGGGCAGTGGTTGGCGCAGTGGTTGGTTTTTTTGCTGCACCTTTTATAGGTGTGGCTTTGGCCGTGGGCGTGATTGCCGGTGCTGCACTGGGTGCAATGACCAGCGATACCATAATGGCCATCATCAGTCCCGGCGCATTTGACTCACCCAGCAATATCGGCAACACCGCAGCCGCACAACAAAATCAAGGCGTGACCTTGAACAATCAAGGCACCAATATCAGTATACCAGTGGTGTATGGTCGCAGAAAAATAGGTGGCACTCGTGTGTTTGTGAGCAGTGCCGGAGATAGAAATGCCAACCTGTATGTGGCATTGGTTTTGGCCGAAGGAGAAATCGCAGGCTTGGAAAAAATATACCTGGACGATACTTTGGTCTACGACGGCGGACTGACCAGTCACGGCAGCAGTTATGGTGTGGGTGACACCAAGTACAAAAATCTTGTGACATTTCAAGTGTTTCACGGCACTGCCAATCAAACTGCCAGTTCGTTGTTGAAAGAAGCTGGCAGTTGGAACGACAATTGTAAATTGACCGGATTGGCCTACATTGCTTGTAAGTTTACCTATCCACAGATCACAGATCAAGCCAGCACAGATGCCAACCCTTGGACATCAGGCATACCCAAAATCAATGCACAGGTGCGCGGTCGGGTCATAGCAGACTGCACAGGCTTTGGCAGTGGTGCCACCCGAGCCACTGCTTATGCCAGCGAAAGTGTGGCATTCAATGACAACCCCGTCAACTGCTTGTTGGACTATCTAAGAAATCCCATATATGGCAAGGGTTTGAGCAATGACCAAATCAATTTTGGCAGCTTTCGTGACAACATCGTCAAATGGGACAAAGACAGCTCCAGCAACACAGTGGCGGACAATTTAAAACATCGTTTCAACGGAGTGTTGTTCACAGATCGCACCATTATGGACAATGTCAAAGCAGTGTTGGCTGGTATGCGCAGCAGCTTGCCTTACACGCAAGGTCGCTATCGTTTGCAAGTGGAAGACAATGGCAATGCCAACAGTGTTTATTTTACCAGCAGCAGCAGTGTGATGACACTGAATCACGATAATTTATTGACTGCCATCAATATTGAAAGTGAAAGCACACAAAAGAAATACAATCGTGTGGTGGTGACTTATATGGGCGGTGGCGAAGGAACCAACACACCCACCTACGAACCAATTGAAATCACCTATCCCACTCCGGGCAGTGCAGAAGAAGCCACTTTTCTCGCCGAAGACAATGACAGGTTGAATGAATATACAATCACGCTGGAACACATAACCAGCAGCACCACAGCACAAAAAATGGCAGAAATTATTCTGCTGAAAAGTCGCACCCGAGGCAAAGTGTTGGGATTCACTGCAGACAGCAGTGCAGCAAAATTGGATGTGGGCGATATTGTCACAGTGCAATATGGCTACGACACCCTGGGCTTTCCGGGCGACAACTTCACCCTGACCACTCCAGCTGGCTTGGTGATCAATGGCACATTTCGTATCACCAACATTGCAGTCAACAATGATTATACCTTTGGCATCACAGCAGCTGAACACGCAGACAATGTGTATGGCGGAACTCCAGTCAAAATAGCCAACCCACAGAGCATTGTTCGTGCAGACGCGGGCAGTGGCATAGTGGCAGATGTGTATAGACCCAGCAGCACAGGCATTCCCACTCCGGTGGTCACTTTCGGCGAAACATTTGCCAGTTTTCTCAACGGTCAGGCCAGCGCGGGCGCCAGTTTCTTTATAAATTACATTGGTGATGGCAGTGTGTATGAAACTGATATCTACCTCAAACGACCGCAAGACAATCATTTTGTTTGGATTCAAAAAGAAACGCCCGCTGTTGATGGTTATGGTGCAGGTGATGTGCCAAGAAGCAGTGTGACTATTTTTGGATTGCAATATGAAACAACTTATTCAGTTAGATTTCAACATCGCAATTATGTGGGCAGTGTCAGCGCACCCGCTACCATAGAATTCGTCACTGTGCGGTTAGGCAGCAACACACAGGTCAATCCCTACAACAGCTTGACAGTGTTTACTTGATAGGAACCTGATATGCCAGTTTACAACAATAGATATTACCCGCCAGAACAAGCAGTGACTTGGGCTGACCTTGCTACTGACGATGGTTTGTATGTGGTGGCAGATTATGTGGTGGCAAATTATATTGCCACTGAACCCGCGGGAGGCTTGTCTTGGGCCAACGGCACAGCCAATTGGAACAGTTGGACCAACAGCAATGTGAGTTGGAATTTTGTGACCACAACCAACATTGACCTTGGCAGTCTACGCAGTGGTTATCCCATCAGCAGTGCGGAATTTGACTCGGGCCCAGCCAACGATAAAACTTGTTTGATCAGTTATCAAACCAGCACAGATGGCATCACCTACACCAATGTCAGTGCTGGTGTGTTGACCAGCCGTTATGTAAGAACTCGCGTGACCAGCAATGGCAGCTATCTCAGCAGGTTAGAAACCACAATCAAGTTTGACACGGAACAAGAAGTTTTTACTGCGGTCAATACTGCGGCCTTGTCGGGCACAGTGAATGGTAGAATACTGAATCTCAGCAGTGTGGGCAACATTGCACAGGTCAGCAGTCAAAATACCATTGGCACCTACTCAGCCAGCAGTTATGACATTGATGTGGTCAGTGCCAACGCCGACGCAATTACTTTTGTGGTAAAAGACTTGGACACTTGGGGCAAGGCCAATGTAGATGTAAATACTTTGGATATCTTGGTGCAAGGCTTTCCTAAAATTGCAGCCAATGCCCAATTGGGCATAGTTGATAGAATTTATTAAGGATTTTTATGCAGATATTTTTACAAAGACTACGAAAATTGATGACACAATGGCGCACAGGGCCGGTGGAACCCACATCCCTGCCTGCAAAAAAAACAAGACAACCGAGAGCACCAAAAAATGCCAAAACGACCATCAGTTAGTCTCACAGTGGCTCGTGGCGAAAAACTCAGCGTGGCTCGCGGTGGTGGACTCACTGCTAAAGGCCGAGCCAAGTACAATCGCATCACTGGCAGCAATCTAAAAGCTCCACAAAAAAAGGGCCCAAGGCACGACAGCTTTTGTGCTCGCAGTGCAAGTTGGAGCAGCGAACGCGGATTGGCCGCAAGAAAACGATGGGGCTGCAAATAAGCTCCTAAACAAAAATAAAGGAAATTCATATGAACGAACAACACTCACCATTACCAGTCAGAGGTATGAGAACAGCCAAAAACAAAAAGCGTCCTAAACCACCTAAAAAAGGAATCTCCCAATGAAACACACAATGAAAAAACCAAAACCAGTTCGTATGCCTGGAAAAACTAAACCACCAAAACCAAAATACTAAGGATCTGTTATGGTTTGGCCAACAGGGTATGTCAGCACAGCAAATTTAGATAGTGCATCAGATCGCATCAGCAGTGCTCGTGCGGATCTGCTGTTGGCTGTGGAAAGAATTAATGAAATTATTGCCACTGGCGGCATTGAGGGCAATATTATCAGTAATGTGGCCAGCGTGAATGGACAAGTGGGTGTGGTCACATTGGTCACAGCCAACATTGCCGAAGCGGGTTCCAATTTATATTTTACCGATGAACGCAGTCAGGACAGCACAGCCAATTTGTTTGCTGCGGGCACACACAGTGGCATAACTTTCAGCTACAACGATGCTGCCGGTGCTATTAGTGCCAATGTGACTGGTAATCTATCCGGCAGTTTTGTTGATCTCACCACCACGCAGTCTGTGGCGGGCGATAAAACATTCACCGGACTGACCACATTGAATGAATATGTGGAAGCAGTGTACAATGGTGGCAATGTCACGGGCTCATACACGCCCACACTCAGCAATGGTCCAGTGCATAAAATTCAGTTGACTGGAAATTTGTCATTGACCGCACCCTCGGGTATGACTTCGGGCAGCAGCATCACAGTGATCATTAGACAAGACAGCACAGGCAGTCGCAGTATGACTGCCAACTCGGCTTATAAATTTGCAGCCGGAGTCAACACACTGAGCTCAGCAGCCCTCAGCAGAGACATCTTGGCCATATTCTATGACGGCACTGATTATCTGGCCACCCTGAGCAAAGGTTATGTTTGATGCCGTTTTTGCATAATCAATTTTTAAGTCGGGGCACGGGTGGTGGCACCAGTGGTGGTGTTTTCACTTTTGGTGGTGCAGAATTTCCCACATTTGAAACTTTTACCAATGACAGCAGCAGCCATAGTTTGTTTTTGAGCAGTCCGCAGACCAGTGTCAGCGATTTTGCCTTTTGGACTGCTACTCCCAGTGGCAGTGCTTTTTGGGACTCGGGTTATACCATTGAAGTTTGGTGTTGGATCAGCACACTGACTTTGTTGGATGGCG